CTCAAACTTAGAATCTTCCATATCAAACAGTTCTTCCGGATACTCAACACCAACAAGCGTTTTATAAGTTTCCGTCATGTCCTGTTTCCATGCTTCTCTAATATCATCATCTTCAATAATAATCTGCGGAGCAGTAATGATATCCTTTTTTCTCCATGACTGAAGATCACGATACATAACATCCTCTTCGGCACCAAAGTGATCCCAAACATAAACAACATTCTTGTCAACACTAACATCAACAAGTTTCCAAGGTGTAACGCTCTTGCAAGTAATATACTCATCAAGCGCAATCTTTCTCATCGGTTTTTCAACAGGTTTTCTATCACTACGCTTTTCTACAACCGTCGGCGCCTCCGCCGCCTCTCCGTCCGATTCGGCAACTTCCTCATTAAGCGCAAAATGCGACGTTGCCATATCGACCATTTCTTCGGTTGCCGTCTGCATATGACTAGACACCTTAAACCCCTCGGATTTTAAATAGGAAATCACTTCTTTATTGGTAACCCCAAGTTCTTTTGATAATTCATTAATAATCATTCTTTTGTTCTCCTTTTATTCCATACAATCCTAATTAACCCGTGATTTTAATCTCACCGAACAGCTCGTTCATGACAACGCCGACGCCCTCTTCATAATAAATAGCGGCTTCGACCGTACGATCCTTACGGGCAAACGTATCGGTATCTTCATGGAACTCCATGTCGCCAGACACGACAAGCTTAATCGGCTTGAAGTCCGGATCGATGGGCATGATATAAATCTTGGTATTGTCAAGAACGCTCGTGCGCGTTCCGATTTCATTGACACGCGGAATAGCAAACACATCATAGCCTTCCCACTTGCCAAGCTGACCAGTAGCATAACGCTCATTCTTCATATCATCCGAATACAGGTCATAAGACACCGTGTTCTGAAGCTTCGTGATAGCAACCTTCGAACCAACAAGAAGGACATCCTTACCAGTGACAGAGCGGACAAGCTCAATCTGATCAATGATATTCGGAACAGTAGCGGCCGAAATAGCCGTCTGAAGGATCATATCGCTCGGAAGGCTCTGGTCGATAGCCATGAATGCGGCATAAAGACCAGCACGACGATGAGCGATGACGCTCTCGTACATACGGTCGATAAGCTTCGCAAAATCGATTCTGCCAAGCTGGAACATCTGGAAGTCGGCATAAACCTTAATTGCATACCAATCGGTATCAATAGCAAACGACTTACCCGGCTTAAGGGCCTGTCTAACAATGTCCTGATGAGATCCGGCGAATTTCGAAACCGTGAGAAGAGCATTATCCTCAACATAAAACTCATTCGCATCGCCAGCGCCAGTATTAACCTGTTCTACATAATTCTCAAAGAAAGCGTTACCATCATTCCAACCAGAGACAGTCTTGTCGACGAGCACGTTCTCAATAAGAGAAGCGATCTCTTTGCCATGATCTCTCCACGCCTGACGACGCTCTTTCTTATTAGCCTCTTTATAATTGATTCCCATGATGCGGTCGAACTGGTTGCGGATAATCTCGCTGACCTGTTCTTTGCTATACTCTGTATAAATGCCGTTAGAGGCATCCATCATGAGGTTATCAAATTTTACATAATTTTCGTTCTTGCCTTCAAATGCATTAATAACATTTGCAGAAAAACTCATAAGATTAGCCATGATTATTCTTCCTCCTTTCTTTATTATTTAATTACGCAGAAATCTGAGAATTTTTGATGCACTGAATACGAACAATCTTGTACTGTCCAAGAGAGTCCGCAGCGATGCTGTGAATCTTACCAATGAATCCATACGTAGAAGCCGACGGCGCAGCAGCCTGGGCAACCCACATACCATTACCATCAATCACAACATACTTGCCAACAGCGATATTCGCGGCAGAAGCATCCGTAAACTGATAATCAGCAACAGCAAAAATCTCCTGAGAGTCTTCAAGAACCTCATAAGAACGAGAAAGCTTGCCAGCCTTATTCTCGAAATGAACCGGAGATTCTCCACCCTTCGTGGTAGCATCTTTCACGACCGGATCCGTTCCGACAACAGCAATCTTATCGCCAACAGCAGCGATAGTAGCATAAATCTGCTGAAGATCCTCTCCAACAAAATCACCAATCTTTACAGCAACACCATTGTCAACAGCAATCGGTGTTCTAGTTGTCTTTCCGCCAGACGTGCTCTCCGAAACGACAAGAGTATCATGAATTCTACCAACATCAGTGGCTTTAAGGCGGCTCGACTCAAAAAGACCGTGGAAACCAGCATTGGTTCCATTTGTATTAACAAATGCCATAATATTTATTCCTCCTTCATATATTATTTATTAAGTAAATTTTTCAAAAAATCAGATTCATGGTCAAAAGCACCAAATGCGAACTGTGCCGCACTAGGAGCATTTTGTTCTTCATTATTGTGTCTCTCAAAAGACCCAATTCTCTTAATACATTTAGCAAACGCAAGGTCGCAAGCAGTTCTAAGATCCTCGACAGAATACTCAGAAATCTTTTCTTTGATTTCTACAAACTCAGGCTCAGCCATGAAATCAGCATAAGCTTCCTCGGAAATAACCTGATCGCGCAGAGAAGCGAGTTCTTTTTCCTTATACGAATTAAGCTCTGTCTCAATCTCAGAATAATTCTTTCTCATCGCATCAAGAGCATCTTTTTCACCCTGTGTAAGCAGTTCGCGATAAAGAACATATCTGTCACCGCTAAACGAAATATTGTCATTTTCGCGGCTATAATCCTGACCGAAAATCTTATCACCTAACCAATTGGTATAGACAAAGTGATCGTCGTAGACCTCCTCAATGAAGTACCACTCATTATCCTCATCGCCTACTGCGTCAAGAAGCTGATACAGAGCAAAGCGAATATCCTCATGCGAAAGCTCATAACTGGCAACACCATTGCTGAATACCCTAGACTCAAAGTTCTGATCATCAGAAGATTCATCTTTATCTTCACCTTCAGATTCTTCGGCCCCTTCGTTAACCTCAGCGGATTCCATTTCTTTAACTTCCTCTACTTCAGATTCCGTTCCATCTTCCTTTTCTTCCTCTTTGGATTCTTCAAGGATTACTTTCTCTTCAAAGATTTCGTTGTTTTCATTCTTTTCAAACTCCATAGATTTTTCTACCTCCTTCCCTTTGAGATTCAAATTATCAATTGCATTGCGCAATTCTGTTAACATTTTCACCAAAATATCTTGGTCGGGAGCGTTTGCGAAAAATTCTGTAGACGCATTTTCAAAATCTTTGAGTTTAACATTTGCATCCTTCATACCTGGCTGCACTGGAGTCCCGTCATCTGTTTTACCAAGAATCGTAATTCCGGCAAAATAACCGTCCTCGATGTTGAGCAATTTCGCTTTTGCATCATAAGACATCTTCGAAACTGCAATTTCAACACTAGCCGCACATTGTTTTTCCCTGTTCAAAATCTCAACAGCTTTTGTATATTCATCGAAAAGATAACCAGTAATTTTAAGCACATAGTTATCATCCTGCTCGTTATACTCAAGCGTTGCATTATTTGATTCTGGTATAATGCCAACGGTTATCTCGTCGTAAACAATCTCGTCAGTATCCGGATCCAGATGCATATTATGTGTGTAGAAGTTCGGTTCACCGTCCACTTCATGAATGTATCCCAAAATTGGACGATTCTTAAAAGTGGGCATCAGTTTATCTTTCATTACATCATAATCTATATAAGAGCGATTAAGATTTGCCCCCGTATTTGCAGCAACAAATTCAACTTCGGTCAAACCGTTTCCCGCATTATCACTCTCATAACTTAAATTGCCAAAAGAATGAACAAGAAGAGGAGTCCCATTTTTTGTAGCGTCAAAATGAAATGAACGTTTTCTGTCGCTAAGAGCAGAATACAAATCATCCAACGTCAAAAAATTCTTGCTGTCACTCATCCGATTTCTCCCTCCTTTCTTTAAATTTTAAAAATTCACATAAACAGTTTATTGGTAAAAGCAAACTTATCCTGCGAATAATTACGAATTCTTTCTGGGTCATTCTCAAAGAAAAAATACTCATCATTTTGATAAAGCAATGAGAACCCAGCACTTAAAAGTAGATCTGCGGTAGCCCTGTCATTTGTCATGATGAAAGGTTTGTCTTCCATGATTAACCACCTCCAGCCCTAGTATTTTCATTTTTGTCGCCGTCTCTGGTCGCAAGACCTTCATCACTAAGATCCGCATCGTCGCCCTCTTGTCTCCCAGTGTTACTGGTGACTTTATTGGTCGTAGTATAAGATGTGGCCAACGGCTTCATCATATCCTTAATACCAATAGCGTTATCAAAACGAATCTCATTGATTGCCTCATAAGGCGTCTTACCTAATGCCGTAAGATAGGAGAGGAGTGATCCACCAAATGCAAGTTCATCTTTCTTCAACGAAATATAATCTTCAACGTTATACCAATCGATATGATGGATTGAGAATATATAGTTTGAAGAAATGTTTTCCTCTATGTAGTAGTTTAACCATGACTCAATTCTATTAACGTATATCCAGATGTTGGACATATCATTTCTAATTGCGAACCTTAATCCTACAGAATTGGTAGAGCTTCCGCCTGCAACAACAAGCTGTGAAATACCAGCGTTGTTAAAAAGATTGCTGACGCTCTGTGATAATCTATCGGTAGATGTGGCAACATCTGAGTGATCGAAGTCAATTACTTGAATATCGTCCGAAACAGGAAGAAGACCAGTACCGACCAATGCTGGGACAGAATCGTCAAGAAGTTGTTGCATACTTTTAATAAGCGACAGATTAACAGCGAAGTCGTCAACTTCGTCGCTGTTTTTTATAAACGGTATCTTTGTAATTAAGAGCTTATAATTCTCAAGAGCATCTTTATCCGCGATTATCTGCTCCAAATCACTGAGATCGAGAAGACTAACAAATAAACCTGTAAACAGCGGGAGAGGAACGTCGAACTGATCGTCGGATCCTGCTATCATACAAAAACACTTTTTCGGCGGCAACATAAACCATCTTGCATTCCTACGGTCTTTACGGTATTCGTTATAACCGTCAATAAACACCTGATCCCATGTTCCGTTGCCATCACCGTCAACACCTTCAACAAAGACCGAATTTCTACCGCTAAAATAGTTAGCATCAAAATAAACAATCCATTGTCCAG